TTCCCTTGTGAATGCTAGTACCCTAAAATCAATCACTTTGGGAGGCAAGTCGGGAGAGCGTATGTACGATGCACTGAACAGTGCTGCTGCACGAAGCATCGACAGGTGGTACAACACTATGCCGGAAGAAATGAGTCGGGCTTTCAAGAAGAGAGGATATAACTTTGTCGATGGCCCAACTTTCCGGGAGTGGATGAAAGAACAGATCGTATTCTCTGATGAGGCGGTTGCAAAAGCCCTCAAAATCGAGAGCGGCTCACAGATGACAGATATGCAGCTTGCTTACTACCTCACACGACCCAACAGGTTAAAAATCACTGCAGAAGATTTGCAGATGGTGACTAGCCCCCTAGAACTAGAAACTCTGCGACAGAGTGCAAACAAAATGCTGTTTAGCGGCAACGATAAGTCGAAAGAGTTAGGTTCTAAACTGCTAGAGGAAGTAGATAGGGCGTTTGAAAACTGGGCCACTACTACGGGCAGTGTGGACGAATTCAATCAAGTGATTGTCGCTCGTACTGTGTACCGCGCAGAGCAGTTGCGTTTCGAAGGAAAAGGAACTTTGGGGGGTCTTGTGGAGTCTGTGAACGTCAGTAAACAGATCACAGGAGAGGCCGATCCCGAAAGGAATTTGAGTTTCATACTGAAGCCTTTCGTATCCGCTATAACAGACCCTAAATTCGATTCCGCTTCCATTATACAGACCGAGTTGAAAAAGGTAATAAACACCATTGCACCAGTCAGTCACTCGCTTATAGAACAGAAACTTGTGCAGCAACTAGATGAAACTGGGAAGTATGTACCCATAGGAGATGATGACCTCGCTAAACTCGCAGTTAGAACAGTAGACTTGGATACCTTTATGGTTATGAAGGCTGTTCTAGGAAATGCGGTAAGAAACTCCTTCTACGGAGCGAGTGATATGTCTAGGGTTAAGAGTGCCCTAGATAGAGGACTTATTCCGGGTCTAGTGGAAGGGGACGCTCCAAAGCGTATCACAGTGCCTAATGAGTACGAAGGCAATGTTCAGCAGTATTTGCGGGATATATCGGAAGCGTCTGTGATGACTGTAGAGACTGTAGATGGTCCGAAGCAGATGCAACTGCTGGACATGGAAGACTTGCTGATGTCGGACCGTCAAATCACTGAGGTTGTCAACGCCATACCGGAGTTTAGGCAGGCACACGCTGACCTACTGACTTTGGCAAAAAACGCACAAGAAGACTTAGATGCAGCCCAATCTCTGCGTAGGCAAGATGCAGAAACAATGGCAAAAGTTGAGGAGTCTCTGCCCGACTCGTTTAGGGGGCAGGGATTTGTCAACAATGTCATGAACAGTAACGCACCCGATCAATCTGTTGTCTTCTTACAGCAACTGCAAACATCAAAAGCGTATAAGTCGATGTCGCCCGAAAAGCAGGGCGAGGCTATGCAGTCACTGTTTGTAGATACAATCAAGTACTTGGGTGGATACGGTCCTAGTACACGCACCGTTAAGCTGTTCACAGGCGACACTGTGACAACCGGGGCGTACAATAATCCCGCAGAAGTATTCTCTGTACTGGATGACGCGCTGACAGGAAATAGCGTAGAGGGCATAGCACTCAAAAGACTTGCAGATGCTGCGAACGTAGACAAAGAACAGCTTGAAACACTGCATGCCCTGTTCCGGTATAGTGTGCGTATCGACCAAACCGATCTTATGGCTCGAAAGGCAGACAATAAGCTTACGAGTGTCACGAAGGGCTTCACGCTGGACAACGCCCTGTCGAAGGCATTCAACCTCGCTAGGGGCATGGTCAGTAAAGAGTACGTCATGGCAGAGGTTGCAATCAGATACGCAGCACTCGCGAGAGGCAAATCCCTAGATTTCCTTCTTAGTGATAAGAAGTCGGCAGGTATCGTAAAACAACTTCTAGAAGATGAAGCACTGGTGGCAGACGAAGATGCCTACTACTTCGCTACACAGCTTATGAAGTTTGTGGCAGATGAAATCCCAAGAGGAATGACGAATCTAGATGTGACGTCAAACCCCTACCTTGAAGAATACTATATTAGCGCGGGGGTACTACAGCCCGTGGATGTAGGAAGAATCGTATTCAATCAGTAAGGATAGTATCATGAAGATGTATGCAAAGGGTGCAGAAGTACGCAAGACAGACGGCGACTCTGCAGAAATCAAGAATAAGGATAAAGCTGATCTCGACAACGATGGTTCTTTGTCATCGTATGAAGTAGCACGAGCGAAGAAGATTGAAGAGTCTATGGCTAAGAGACGTACTGCCTAGACTTGTCTATCATCTCGTCAGTCACTGAATTGACGTATCTAAGAAGGGACGCGATGGAGTGTGCGCCGTCATAATCGGGCACTCCCGCGTCCATTTCTTTTTGTAGTTCGTCTGGACGTACAGATTCTTTCTGTAGTTCTATGTTACCGTCCTGTCGAAGGTACACATGGAAAGAGAATAGATTTGCTTTCATGTCGATGTTTCCACTTCACACTTGTAGTGCAGTGAGTAGGGTGGCGGAAGAGGGACAGGCGTGGACAGCACTTGGGTAGCCATCTCTGTCGCCCTCTCTTCGCATTCTTTTCTAGTATCTCTCAGTCTGATTGTGTCTTCAAATATTAGACATAAGTCCGGCACTTGAAGAGAGCATAGCATCACCAACGTCTTGAACATTGTTCAACTCCTGTATGGGAAGGTTGTAACAATCAGCGTGGGATGTCCAGTTATTCGACGGATCAAAGTCACCCTTCTTTACGAAGTCCGCTTTGTCGAAGTACTCCTTTGGAGTGCAGTACCCTAAGTACCACCCCATAGAATAGTCTTTCATAACTCTCGTGAAAGCGTAGATATCGCACTGCTGATGCGTATTAAAGTTGGATATCGAACAAGAGTAGTCCGGCTTTGGCGTAACCGTAGTCTGCTTGGTCTTAACTTCGACCTTCAAGCCGTTCTCTAAGACGATATCGTATTCGTAGGTATTCACCCACTCTCCCCCAAGAACTTCTAAAACAATCTGTTCCCCTAAAAATCCTGCGATACTGCCGTTACCCTTAATGATAGAGTTACGCAGCAGGCCCATCTCACTGTTTTTCTGACGGGCCTTTAAGAACATCTCATCTGTTATCTTTACTGGAATCATTGTCTTCCTTTTCTTTCTTCTGAACCCACTCCTTGTAACAAGGATGATGGGGATGGGGATAGAACTGAACCCAGCCATCTCCCCGCTTCCATGCGAGGGGTGGCTTTTTCTTTGTCTTCTTCATCTGAACTGCGGGCCTTCCATCCACGCAACCAGTGAATATCTCTTTCCCTTAGTCACAGGGGTCACGCAATGTCCAACAAATGACGGAAAGACAATAACGCTACCCTTGGAGCGCATAGTATCCGCAGGAGGGGTTTGAATGTCTTCTCTAAAAGTAAGATCACCGCCCTCGTATTCGTCGCCACTGGATAGCTGTACACTCATCGAAAGCTTTCTATGAGTGGGTCTTGGGTCTAGCCAGTTGATGTCTTCGTGCCAATCGAACTTACCGTTGTTTGATTCGTCGTACTCTGTAAATTGTATTTCGGGAACGAAGCTTATGTCGAGGCCGAAGTTGTTTTGATTTGTTTGCTGAAACAGAAGGGTTACTTCGTCGAAGAGTGCCCGCCACTGTGGTGACGGATGTAGCCAACGAACAGTACACCGCCTTGTGTCACTTACAAGGTTATTGGCAATCGTACCCTTTTCTGCAGGCAACTTTAACGCCGCCTCGACGAACTCGTCACAGGTATCTTCTCTCCACAAGCCTTCAGCAAAATCGACCATTCCACGCATTTACTTTACTCCTTGCTAGGCAGCATTCAAGTCGACAACTTCACACACACCGGCGGTACATGCAAGTTCCCGCGAACCTGTAGTGTTGTCTTCTTTTTCATACTCTGAAAGTGCAGCCCAGTCAATCTCTATACGACCTCTCTCGACCTGCCACTCCAAGTACTCATCTGCTTCGATGTCTTGGTAAGGTGCTTGCTGATACGTATGATCTGAATGCGGCAAGAACGATACACCCGACGCAACATCAAAGTTCTCGTACATCCACGCACCCACATCCATCCATTCGTCTTCCTTGACAGTGATGGTCACAGACGGTTTGTGTTCACACCAGTGGATTGCATACACCTTCCACAATTCTAGCTGTTCGATGGCGGACATCTGTGTCCGTGTTACAGCGTTGTCCGGGGACTTCATGGCAAACGAGAAAACAGTCGTAGAGTCCGGCTTCATAACGCAAGCCTCACTGTACATACCCTGTTCTTTGAGGAACTGTGTCAAGGGGTCTTTGTTGTCACCGCGCACAGTGCGAATGTAGTAATCATTGTGGCGGGCGTGAATACCGCTTGCGGCGTCCACTAGCTGAGACACAGTACCCGACGGCTTGACACAGGTAATGGCAGCGGACTGTGGGATTCCGAGGACTGCTGCAAAATCCTTGTTCACCTGCACGGCTACGTCGCGCATTTCTTTCAGCCAGCGGGCGGAATCGACCGGCTTTGAAAGCACGGGATGATCCATGATACCAGTCAAGGATACGCCCAACAAGCGTTCTTCTTCTGTGTTGGTTCGCCATATCTTCCTCAAGTACTTAAAATCAGTGAGGGTGGATTGGATTGTGCCCAAGATAGTTGCAAGCTTCACCTTACGCTTCAAGTCAGCAAGGCTGTCGCTTTCCCGTACCACCACTTCTGACAGGTTACAGAACTGATACGGACGGAGAATAATCTCGCTGCAGGGATTCGTTCCCCACATATGACCTACTTCACGCCGCTGATTACGGGCTACCTGCTTGTCAGCGGCTTCCCGATTGAACATGCCCCGCTCTCCGGACTTGGAGTCGTAGAGAGCCAACCACTCGCGCATAAACGTACCCATCTCCGGCTTGCCCTTGTAGGCAACAGAGTTGTTAGCCAGCGCACGTTGACCTTCATTCTCCCACCACGCGCCGGACTTAGCGTGTGCCATCTGATCGTCATTGAGGTTCGACAGAGAGATCAAGGCAGAACGACGTACGCCGCCCACAACCACAATCTCACCTACCTTGCACATCAAGTCGTGGCATTCGATAGGAAACAGACGACGGCCCTGTGCCTTCTTGAAGAGGGCTACAGTAAACTGAAACAGATCATCTAGTGGGCCGGGGCCGGATGCACGTCCGCCCATAGTCTTCAGACGGGCACCGGACGGACGAACAGCGGACAAGTCCCACTGCGGTATCTGACCGGCGTAAAGCAGTGCGATGAGTTCACGCAGAGACTTGGCCCACCCCGGCTTGGAATCTCCCACCTTAATCATTGTATCTGTTTCGTGCATAGCATCACTGATTACAGGAAGCTTATCCACGTTCTCACGCTCGACAGAGAAACCCACACCTGTGCCGCACATCAGTATGTACATGCACTCATCGAACGCACGAGGACTGTCCACAGGAATGTAGCTGCAGTTGTAGCCGCAGATATTATCACGAGACAGGGCGTCACCGGCAGTCATCATAGCCCGCATAGACGGCATGACTTCCAAGCTGAGAATTGCGCCTTCGATCTCTAGCAGATCATTTTCACTCATGTCGTAGTCATGCTTGTCCTTCAGATGATTACGCATGAAGTTGGTGTATCGGTACACTGTTTCATCCCAGTTCTCGCGGCGGTCTTCTTCGTCGATCCAACGCGCATAACGGGACTTATGTATAAACTGTTGATAGGGGGTGGGTAGCATATTATTCATCTGTCATCTCCTCAATAAGTTTGTCTAAGTACCACTTCGCTTTGTTCAAATCTTCGATACCGTTCTTGTACCGATAGCGCCACAGGTACTTGATGATGTTGCCTTGCAGGTAATACTGATATCCGTCGCCTGTAGCAGCGCGGATAGCATCTATACACTCAATCCCTGCTTGATTGTAGTGCGGTGGACTATTCACCATGTCCGGTTGTTTTGAATAGAATTCGTCCATAAGCCTGTCTTCGTCTTCCCGTAACTCTTGTAACTTCATATACGCCTCGTGTCTCACCTGTCGTCCCCGTCACCATGCAGCTTACCCATAGCTTTACGTGCCCTAAGTTTGTACACGTTCATCTCTGCAATCTGTTGCAAAGAGTAGCCTAGATCATCCGCGAGAGTAGCACAATACCAAAGAACGTCTCCGATCTCCTTTGCAATCTGATGCCGATACTCTGCATCGTCTCGCCCGTCACGGATTATCTTCTTCACTTTGTCAGCCACCTCGCCCGCTTCACCAGCAAGGCCGAGAGCCGGATAGGTGATCTTCATGCGTTCCGGATAAATGGCGAACTGCTTTGCCTGCATCTGATAGTTATTCAGATTCCAATTTTCACGTATCATTGCATCTTCCCGAAGTCTACTTTTACAATATTCGAATTAGGGAGACGCTCAACCGTAGCCTCTTCATCCGACTCTTCTACCATACGCTGCTGTGTCGCTTGGAAAGCGAAACGAGCCATACCGGCGTTCATGACCCTTTCGAAATCATTCTCCATAAGTTCCATGACACCTGCCAGCAAGATAGCACCGGCAGGGATG